ATTCTACTTGGCAAGAATTGAGTGATTATTTATGCCCAGGTAGGATCTCGGTTAATTATACTCGCTCTAAGGTATCTAAAACAAAACTCCTTTATGATCATACTGGGGCTTTAGCCGCACAAAGACTTGCAGCAGGGCTTTATTCAAGAACAGTTAATCCGGCATCTAAGTGGTTTTTCCTTAACCCAGATGAATTAGATGAAGATCTTCTAAAAATTCCACAAGTAGCTTCTTGGCTAGATCAAGCTAGGAATATTTCACAAATTTGTTTAAATGAACGAGCTGCTGGAACTTATTATCAAATTTATCTTGACCTTGTTACACTTTCTTCTGGTGTTCTTTTTATAGATGAAGTACCTTTACAAAAACCTCGATATATTACTTATCCTATAGATCAAGTAGATATAGTAGAAGATTATACTGGTAATGTAGATACTGTATATAGGAAATTTAAACTTACACTTAGACAACTTGGCCAAGAGTTTCCTGAAACGATTGACCAAGTAGTTAATTATGGTACTTTATTAGAAAAGGAACCTGATAAAGTTTATGATGTTATACATGCTGTCTTTCCACGTACTGATATGGATTTAGAGAAGTTTGATAATCTTAATATGCCTATTGCTTCTATATACTTTATTCCAGATGAAAAATTACTTCTTCGAGAGTCTGGTTATCCTGAAATGCCTTATTCTATTCCAAGATTAGAAGTTCTTACTGGTGAAAAATATGGTAGGGGTCCTGGGAATATTGCATTACCTGAAGTTAAATCACTCAATGAACTGCAGAAAATTAGACTTGATAATGCTCATCTCAGAAATAGACCTCCACTTGATGTACCTTTAAATGCTTATGTGAATCCTTTACATTTGATCCCTGGTTATAGAAATATAAATCAAGATGAAACAGGTAAAAAAGCTTCTGCTATGCATATGGCAGGTGATCTCTCTTACCAAACAGCAGATATTAAAGAGTCTAGAGGGATCATTAAAGAAATTTTCTATAATGATCAACTCTATTTGAGAGAGGGCCCTCAAATGACTGCTACTGAAGTTAGAGAAAGAATGGATCTTCAAATGCAATTGATGGGTCCATGGCAAGGTAGACTTGAACCAGAATTATTTAAACCAAGTGTTCTTCGTACTCTTGCGATACTCCTTCGTCAAGGATTTATTCCACCTCCACCTGAAGAACTTATTGAAATGGAGTTTGATCCGATTAGGAATCAATATAGACCTTCTTGTGCAACTAAGAATATCAAAGTAACTTATGATTCAGCTGTTGCCCGTGCTCAACGTTATGCCGATATACATGTTATAGATAATACAAAACGTTCACTTGCTGAAATTGCTACTGTAAACCCTGAACAAGCTGCCGAAGTAGCTTCTCGATTCAAACTTGGTGAAATGGAAGTTGATCGAGCAAGATCTCTTGGACTTCCTAATAAATATATTAAAACAGAAGATGAACTTGCTCGGGAACAAGAAGCTAAACAACAAGCTATTGCTGAGCAAAAGGCCCTTATGATGGCAAGCGAAGGAAGCAAAGCAATGAAGAATCTTAAAGATGTTCCTGGTTCTGAAAAAGTTACTAAGGGTGCAATGGATGGCCTAGCTCAAATGATGAATCAATAATACCTATTTATAAGAAATAATTCTTGTGTTAATATAATGTTATGATGAAGATTTGCACTAAATGTAAAATTGAATATCCGAAAACTTTAGAATATTTTTCATTAGATAATCGTAGAAAAAATGGTTTAAGTTCTCATTGTCGTATTTGTCATAAAGAATTAAGTAAAAAATGTTATCAAAATAATAGAGAAAAATATAATGAAACAAAGAAAAAATGGAATAAAGAAAATCCTGGTAAACAAAATGAATTAAATAAAAAATGGAATAAGAATAATCCTAGCCGACATGCTGAATTAAACAAAAAATGGCAAAAAGAGCACTCTGAACAATGTTGTGTATATAGTTCTTTTAGAAGGGCAAGGATTCAAAGAGCTATGTTTCAAAATCCAGAAATAATTAAACAAATAGAAGATATTTATTTAAATTGTCCAAAAGGTTATGAAGTTGATCATATTATACCTTTATATGGAAAAAATGTTTCTGGTTTTCATATAACAAAGAATCTTCAATACCTTACTCCACAAGAAAATAAAAGTAAAGGAAATAAATTTATTCCATATTGTGAGGCATATTAATAATGAAAATTTTTGATTTTTTAAATAAAAATCAAATGGATAAATACAATAAAAGGGTTACTAGACTTTATAAGAACGTTTTCGATTCAGAAGAAGGTCAAGAAGTACTAAGCGATCTTATCGTCCATAATTTTATGCTTGAATCTACTGAAGGGGATCCTCTTAAGGAAGGTTCTAGAAAAGTTGTTCTTAGAATTTTAGCTTTATTAAATTATGATTCTAAAAGATTACAAAGTATGACAAAAAAAATACTTGATGTAAATAGTAAAAATGATAATGATGAGGATGAATAAGGAGAAAATAAATGTCTGAAGAAACTAAAACAGAAGAAACTAAGACAGAAGAAGCTAAAACAGAAGAAACTAAAACAGAAGAAACTAAGGCAGAAGAAACTAAAACAGAAGAAACTAAAGATACAGTAGAAATAAAATATTCAGATAATACACCTATAGAAACTCTTTTTAAACAATATCCTGAATATAAAGATACGAATACTATTAATAAATATAAAACTGTAAAAGATTTACTCGAAGGACACAAGGAACTTAGTTCTAAGATTGGAGATATGATTAGTCTTCCTAAAGAAGATGCTTCTGAAGAAGAGAAAACAGCTGCTTTAGAGAAAATTTATCATAAACTTGGTAAACCAGAAAGTCCTGATAAATATGAATTATCTAATGATGTTCCAGAGGGTCTTCAATTAAATGAAAATCTTCAAAAGAATTTTAAAGATATGGCACATAAGATTCATCTTACCAAGAGCCAAGCAACAGCATTACAAGATTTTCATAATAATAGTATTAGTGAAATACTTTCTCTTCATAATACAAATACTGAATTAGAAAATGAAAAAAGTGTTGAAATACAAGTTAAGGAATTAAAAAATGTTTGGGGTTCTGAATTTAAAACAAGAACTCAAGTAGCTATAAATACTTCAAAACAATTACTCTCTGCAGAAACATTAGAATATTTAGATAAAACTGGTCTTGGGAATAATGCCAATTTTATTAAAGATTTTTATTATATTTTTAAACAATTCTCAGGTGATAAAGCTCCAATTTTACCAACTATTGTAGATGATGAAAATAACCTTGCTGCATTAGAGACTGAATGTTTAACATTACGGAAAGATTCTACGCTAAAGAATGATAAAGTGAAACAAGCCCGTTTAAAAGACCTAACCGAGAGGAGGGCTGCGATAAAATATAAAGAAAAGAAATAATGAAGCTTTGTAGTAAATGTAAAAAAGAATATCCGAGAACTTTAGAATACTTTTCTAAAGATATACGACATAAAGATAATTTTTGTTCTCAGTGTCGTATTTGTCAAAGAGAATTAAAGAAAAAATCCACAAGACTTTGGAATAAAAATAATAAAGAAAAGAAATATCAACAGACAGTAGACTGGCGTGCAAAGAATAAAAAGAAAACGTGTACTTATGCCAAAGTCTATAATAAACGAGTTAAACAAGCTACGCCTAAAGATCTTAAAACTATTAAACAAATAATGGATATTTATTATAATTGTCCCGAAGGTTTAACAGTTGATCATACTATTCCAATTGCTAATAAATTAGTTTGTGGATTAAATATTCCTTGTAATTTAACTTATATGACTCTTTCGGCTAATTCAAGTAAAAAAAATCATTTTATTCCATATATAGAAAATTTACAAAATAAAAATATCGAGTATATAATATAAATAAAGAAATAATTATAAAAGGCACCTGATTTTCAATCTTTAATAATTATTCAATCATTAAAACTGAACCTCGTTAAGAGATACTTCAGAAAAATGAAGAACAGTTTTTAGATTAAATAATTAAATAAGGAGACAAAAATGTCAGATTCTATACCCAATAGTTTTAAAATAGCTTTCGACGATCAGTGTAAATTGGTCTATCAGGACAAAGGTGAAAGATTAAAAAAAGTAGTAAGAACAGAAACCTCTGATGGTTCTACGTATACTTTCCAACTCTTAGGTAAAGGTGAAGCTAGCCAAAAGGCCAGAGGCGCACAGATCCCTAGAATGAATCTTAACCATACTGCTCCAGTAGCAACTCTTGGAAAATGGTATGCCTCTGAGCCTATCGATAACCTTGACAGATTAGTACAATCTTATGATGAACTTAATAAACTTTCAAATATCTGTACAATGGCTGTTGGTAGAGCAGAAGATACAATTATAAAAAATACAATTTCCTCTGCTGCAATATCTGCAGGTAATACTATTGCTCATAGTAGCCTTGGTTGGTCTCTTGTAAAAGCTAAAATGCTTCATAGGGCCTTTGGTCAAAATTATATATTTGACTCTGGTATGGGTAATAATATAGTTTTTGTAACATCTATGGGATTTGAAGATCTTCTTAGTATAGACGGTTTTTC